ATGGAGATATATCTCCCAAAAACGTGAGCGTAAGTCATGATTAGGCCGACTCTGGTCACAGTTGATGGGCAACCGGTTGAAAACGTCTCAGATCGGCTCACATCGGTTTTTGAGCCGGATTTAGCTCCACTCATGGGGCATTCGGTGCCCAGATTGCACACGCCGCTTAATGATTTGCCGTCCCGGGGCTTTGACATCATCGATCTTGTTAATGAATTGAAGCTGCCGGAGCTGATGCCGTGGCAAAAATTCGTTTTAGAGCATGCCCACAAAATCACGCCGGATGGTAGGTGGGCCACGCCGCTCGTGGGAACGACAGTAGCTCGACAGAATGGCAAGTCATTTTTGATGAACATGCGCATCATTGCCGGTCTTTTCTTATGGGATGAGCCGGTGCAGATCGGATCAGCTCATCGACTTTCAACATCATTTGAGCAATTCCGAAACCTTGAGACAATCATTCAAGGATCGGATTATCTATCCAAGCAAGTCAAGCGAATCCGATTGCGCCATGGTGAAGAGGAGATCGAGACCCTTACCGGCAATCGGTTTATCATCAGAGCATCTGGGTCAGCATCTCGCGGCGTCTCTGGCGTATCGACGCTCCATCTGGACGAGCTGCGCGAAATGCGTGATTTGGAAACGTATTCAAGTCTTCGATATACCTTGATGGCCGCAAAAAATCCAATGGTGCTCAGCTACACAAATGCCGGGGAATCGACATCCCTTATTTTGAACCAATTACGCGAAAGGGCCATGGCTGCCATTGCCGGAGCCGATGATCCAGAGATTGCGTACTTTGAATGGTCATCCCCCGATGATGTCATTTCGTTACCAAACGCCGCTTACTCAAACCCGGCTTTGGGTCGCACCATCAATGTCAAAAACATTCAATCGGTGCTCAACGATGATCCGACAGTGGTCATGACCGAGGTCATGTGCCGATGGGTGCAGACAATCACCGGCGTGGTTGATGCAGAAAAATGGAAGCAATGTGCCGATGCGGATGTCGATCTTGATGTGGAGAAATTGACATGGCTGGCCATCGATGTCAGCCCGGATCGAAAACATTGCGCATTGGTCGGAGCTCAGAAGCTTGGCGAAGAAACTTTTGTGGTCAAGCTTTTGCACACATGGCAAAACGATGGACATCTGGACGATCGGGCTGTGGCAAATGATGCCGCTCATTATTGCCGGAAATATCCGATTGAGCATTTGCTATTTTCTCAAAGAGCCGCTGGGTCGATTGCGGCGCGGCTCAAGCCTGCCGGCATTCCGATTTTGGACATGGATCCCAAGTATCCCCAAAGCTGCGATGAGCTATTGGGTGCGATTGATTCTGGCCGCCTGCGCCATAACAATTCCAGTGAACTATCGGCCCAGATTCTTTCAGCTGTGAAATTTCCAAGGGGCGATGCTGGATGGGTTATCGGTCGGCGCGGTCAGGCGATTGTCTGCGCAGCCGTTGCCACAGCTATGGTGACGCATTTTGCGACACGCCCACAGGCAGAAATCGATGTGATGGTGGGTTGATGCTTGACAATTGAGAAAATTGTGGCATGGGGTTATTTGATAAAAGAACAAAGCTTGAAGCTGTCGCGCCGATGCGTGGTGCCGATGTAGCTGCACAAATTGGCCCGGCTCCAACGCTCGATGCATTCTTTCCATTTGGCGGAGCGGATTATTTAGCAAGCCGCGAAGAGGCAATGAGCGTTCCTGCAATTGCTCGCGCAAGAAACATGATTTGCAATTCGATTGCAACAATTCCCATGATCACACGCGAAAAATCAACCGGCATGACAGTCGATCAACCAGTGGTCATTAATGATCCGGATAAGCGCGTTCCCGGAGCTGCATCATGGTGCTGGGCCGCGGAAGATTTATTGTTCACAGGATTTTCATATTTTCAAGTAATTGATTTATTTGCAGACACGGGCCGCATTCGACAAATGTGGCGCGTTGCTCCAAATCGCGTCGGCGTTTTCTTGAATTCTATCGGCACACAAATTGAGTATTACACAGTAGATGGATCACGCGTTCCAGAATCTGGTGTTGGGTCGCTAATTGTTTTCTACGGCAACGATGAAGGATTATTAAATCGAGCTGGTCGCACAATTCGCGCAGGTGCAGAGCTTGAAAGAGCAGCGGCGATGTATGCACGCGAGCCAGTGCCATCAATGGTGTTGAAATCAAATGGAACAGCATTGCCAGCCGATCGCATCGCAAAATTGCTCGATGCCTGGGGTGCAGCTCGTAGAAATCGCGGCACCGCTTTTCTCAATGCAGATGTTGAATTGACAACAGTTGGATTTACGCCGGAGCAAATTGGTTTAAACGCTGCACGCGAAATTATTGCAACAGAATTGGCCAGAGCCGTGGGGATTCCGGCATATTTCATTGACGCGCCAACAGGATCATCCATGACATATGCAAACGCCTCAACGGCGCGTCAAACCCTTTTGGACTTTTCGCTTTTGCCGCTGATGAACAGTATTAGCAGCAGGCTATCAATGCCAGATTTTACGCCATCAACACAGCGCGTGGAATTTGACTTGAAGGCGTACTTGCGCGGATCAGAAAAAGAGCGGGCTGAGATTTACAAAATACTATCCGACATCGGAGCAATTACGACCGATGAAATCCGACAAATGGAAGAGATGATCTCATGAAGCTAACAACACCGATCACAATCACCGCGGCCGATTCAGAGGCCCGCACAATCACTGGCCGCATTGTCGCATTTGATGAGCCTGCCAATGCATCGACTGGAAAAGTCGTATTTGCAAAAGGATCAATCCAACCGGCTCAAGTCTTTCTAAATCTGGAGCACGATCGCACGCGCCGAATTGGTAAGAGCATGCAAATGAGTCTTGATGGAGATTCTGCAATCAATGCCACTTTTAAAATTAGCAACACTCAAGCCGGATCGGACAGCTTGATCGAGGCGATGGATGGATTGCGTGACGGATTTTCGGTGGAATTAATGGTCGAAGATTACGTCCAAGAAAAGGGCTATATGAAAGTTTTGAAGGCTGAGCTCACAGGCGTTGCGCTTGTCTCTGAGCCGGCTGTGCGATCTGCCAGAGTGGCAGAAGTCGCCGCAAATGAAGATTCTGAAACTCCAGAAGTATCAGATAACACAAACCCGAATGAAGGAGACAAAGTGGAAAACTCTACCGAACAAGTCACCGCTCCTGCCGTTGAACCGGTAGCAGCTCCAGAAGCCGAGCCAGTGCAGGCATCATCACGCCCAAGCTATTACTCAGCACCTCGATCACCTATCGTAAACAAAGTTTCTTATCTTGAGCACTATCTCAAGGCAACAATTTTGCATGATGAGGATTCTCGTCAGTACATCAAAGCCGCGGATAACACCACATCAACAGCACCGGGCATGATTCCAACACCACAAAGCACACAGGTAATCAATGCGCTTGCAAATGCTGATCGTGGCACAATCGATGGCATCAGCCGCGAAACTTTAGTTGCAGAAGGCATGACATTTGAATTGCCTCGCGTAACAGCTGTTCCAACAGTTTCGCCAATCAATGAAAATGCCGCAATCACAGAATCATCACTTTCAGCGACATTTTTGTCAGTCTCAGTGCAGCCGTTCAAAGGCCGCGCTATTTCGACAGTTGAGCTTATTGATCGCAGCCGTCCAGAGTACCTAACGGCTTTGCTCCAGAATCTTGAATTTGCGTATGCAAAAGAAACCGATGAATATGCTCTTGCGGCGATGCAAGCGGCCGTCACTACAGTGACAACACAATCGGCAAATTCGGCAACCGGATTCCTTGGATATACATCTAAGGCAGCGGCGGCTGTTTATGGCGCATCACTTGGTTTTGCTCGCTCATTGATCGTTTCACCAACACAATGGGGCAACATCATGGGCTACAATGACAATGGAGCACCGCTATACAATGCGGCCCAACCTAGCAATGCGGCCGGAAATGTCCGCGGTGATTCATTGCGCGGTGTAGTTTCACCGGGTCTGAACCTCTATGTTTCACGATCATTTGGTAACGCTGGTACAACAACAGCTGATGGCGATTCTTCAATGGTCGTTGTCAATCCAGATTCATACACATGGTACGAATCTCCACGCTTTACGCTACGCAGCAACATCAACAGCGATGGAACAATTGACATCCTCTATTACGGCTATGGCGCATTAGCTGCCAAGGTGCCAAATGGTGCACAATTTAACAATCTCCCATAAATAACTAAATCATCGGTAGCGATCGCTCCCGGTCGCTACTTATACGAAAGGAACCGGAATGCCATCAATCGTCACGGCCTCACAGCTAAGATCAATTCTTGGCGTTTCGGTTTCTTTGTATAGTGATGCCCAGCTCGATTCTTACTTAGATTCGGCTGAGCAAACCATTCTGCCATTGCTTACCCAATACCAATCATCGGTGACTTTTTGCAATGTAAGTGATTCCGTCATTTACTTCACCACAATGCGGCCAAATTATTTTGTGCCGGGTCAATCTGTTGTTGTTACCGGGGCCGGTACTTACAGCGCGACCTACACTGTCACCGATGATCGGATTGAGCCTTACACCTTTACAGCTGCAACAGCGGCGGCTGATCGTACTTACCCGCTGCCGTTTATTCCGAACGCGCTGGCGACTTTATCCGGTGGATCAGCCGCCTCACTTTATGCCAACACGCCGC